CTTAGCACCATTAGCGATGCGTTCCCTGAACTTAATCGTTATACCAAGGTAGCACCTAATGTAGGAGACGTAGCTCCCATCAGTCAAGAACTTGCAGACAAGTGCCATGAGAATCTTAAGTTAGACGATTACGGTAATATTGCCTACGACATAGTTGGCATCAAAGGACACGGAGTAGTTGCTATTGATACAAGCCCGTGGCGTGCATATGAGCACATAGAAAGATTAGAACATATTTGCAAGATAGTACTTGCATCAGGAAAATATTAAAATGAGTAAACAACAATACAATTTAACAAAACAAACGAACTACCTCAAACGAACTATGTTCTTGGATCCAGAAGGTCCTGTAACAGTACAACGCTTTGAAGAAGTGAAGTACCCTAAGATTGCCAAGTACGAAGAAACAGCACGTGGATTCTTTTGGGTTCCAGAAGAAATTAGTTTGACTAAAGATAAGATGGATCACAAAGATTCTTCTGACGCTATCAAGCATATCTTTACTAGCAACTTATTGCGTCAGACTGCGCTTGATAGTATTCAAGGTCGTGCACCTAATCAAGTGTTTAGTCCTGTTATCAGTATTCCGGAACTCGAAGCACTGGTGGGTAACTGGAGTTTCTTTGAAACTAATATACACAGTAAGTCATACAGTCATATCATTCGTAATGTCTATGGAGTTCCTAAAGAAGAATTCAATAAAATCCACGATACAAAAGAGATTATTGAAATGGCTGCTAGTATTGGAAGATACTATGAAGCATTACATCAACTTAATTGCTTAAAAGAGACAGGTGGTGACGTAACAGAACGAGAACATATTAAAGCTATCTGGATGGCATTACATGCATCTTATGCACTAGAAGCATTTAGATTCATGGTAAGTTTTGCAACAAGTCTTGCTATGGTAGAGAATCGAATTTACATTGGTAACGGAAACATTATCTCCTTGATCCTGCAAGATGAATTGCTTCACGCTGAGTGGACAGCATGGTTGATTAATAATGTTACCAAAGATGATGCTAGATTTGCTTCTATTGTAGAAGAATGTCGCGCCGAAGTGTATCAATTGTACATGGAAGTTATTAAAGAAGAAAAAGAGTGGGCTGATTATCTATTCAGTAAGGGTGTAGTGATCGGATTGAATGCGGAGATATTAAAAGACTTTGTAGACTATACTGCATTCAATCGTTTGAAGGATATCGGTATCAAGTATGCAGAAAATCACCCTAAGCATAGTCCTATTCCGTGGTTTAACAAGCACGTAAACATTAACAAAAAGCAAACGGCATTACAAGAAAACGAATCAACTAACTATGTTATTGGAGTAATGTCAGACACTGTTAACTACGAAGAACTACCAGTATTATAAAGGAAAATAAATGAAAGCAATTGTATGGAGTAAGTACCACTGCCCTTATTGTGACCAAGCAAAGGCATTACTAACTAGTAAAGGTATCCAATTTGAAGAACGTAAAATTGGCGATGGATACACCAAAGAAGAATTATTAGAAGCTGTACCAACAGCCAGAACAGTCCCGCAGATTTTCCTAGATGGAGAATTGATCGGTGGGTTCACAGAACTCAAAACAAAATTAACAGAAAGTAAATAATGCTACAAATAGCCCTAGAATCAAACACAGTATATACATTTAAATTAAACAGCGGAGAAGAACTTATTGCTAAAGTAAGACTATCCGGAGGAGATTGGATACACATTGAAGAACCCGTTTCTATCGCACCAATGCAACAGGGTATGCAAATGATCCCTAGCGTTTTTACCGCAGATCCGAAGGCAGAATTCAAGCTAAATACTAATAGTATTGCAATAGTTGCAATCACAGACGATAGCTTGAAGATGAAATACTTAGAAGCTACAACCGGTATTAAAGTACCAGACAAAAAAATCGTATTAGGATAATATGCCAGCATTAAGTCGTGTAGGAGATCAGAATCAAACCGGTGGAGCAATCGTCCGCGGAGCCGATTCAGTATATGCTAATGGAATTCGTGTAGGATTGCACGTTAGCACTATCACTCCACACGCACCTTGGGGTAAACCACACCCGCCCCATAAATCAGCAACTACTACTGAAGGTAGCCCTACTGTATTTGCTGAAGGTGTACCTGTTCTTAGAGTAGGATCAGGTAACAACTGCGGTCATAGTATTGTTCAAGGTAGCCCGGATGTGTTTGTACCATGAGTTTAACCGGTAAATATTCTCCCCTTAACTTAAACTGTTTAGGATCTTTCGTTCAGAATGAAGGCTTACGTATCAATGCAGATGCGCAAAGCCATATGGGAACTAGTAATTCGCTATCTAATTACGTAATGGGGTCTACGACACAAAGTACTGTGTTGCGTATATTGGTGTTGAGTATCAGAGCAGGATTCTTAAACAATAACCTCACGGTCTATAATAATTTAATTTCAATAGGCTCGACATCTATTCCTGCATTAGGTGATAGCAAGCCACCAGAATACACGAGAACACTATCACTTAACCCTTATCCTAATTCAGCTCCCTACACAGGTGAATATACTAGCTTTGGGTGGTTACGTATCATCCCGTTACAAGCACATTATGAATTTTATATAAACAACGGTTCATACACTGATTTCTTGTACACGTTTAACATGGCTCATGGATTTATCAGTCAGTCAAACAAAGCGATTGATGCAATGAATGCGTCAGATACTTACCTTGACGGTGCATATAGTAATATGAACGACCTAGTAACCGCTGATTTTGCTGGTGTATCATTGGCATTATTCTTTTGGGGTCAAGACTTGATTGCATCTGGTAGAAGTATTGATTTACATAATATCGATAAGTTTGGTAGCCCTGTAGTATTGTTAAGAACATTATTTAAAACTAAATCACTTACTAAGGCAGTAAATCTAGCATTATTAGCAGCCGGTTTTTCTTCGGATGAAATAGATTCTCTTGTTATGGGAACAGAACCTAGTACTGACCAGCAGAAAAAACTATATAGTGCATTTTGTATTGTCATGGGGATAGACCTTGTTGAAGTCATGATAGGTTTGAATTGTCAAACTAAAGGAGTAAGAACACTTGCCGATTTATTAGATCCAAAGTACTTGTTTCCAAACAGCTATGCAACATTAACTTCACCTACATATAATGGTGTCCCGGGCCCTACTAATAGCAAAACATACTATCTAATATATACTGGTGGCGAAGTGACTAGTTACATAATTAACAACTATGGTGAGAGCTTAAAAATAATTTTACCAGAGTCATTAGCCAGTGCATGTGATGCATTTTCTACTACAATGTTGCAAATTAAAAATATCAAGTCAATGGACATTGAAAGATTTAGTCAAGTAGTACAAAACTTAGAAACAGTGACCGATCTAGGAGTTAATGGTACAAATGTCCCTACAAATCAGCCTATTAGAAATAGTACACTTCCTCTTATTGCGTTAGGCAATGGAGATAAGGGTAGATATACTACTTGTGATTTCTTTGGGGCAATGTCTGGACTCTCATATGATTGGAGAATATTAGAAGGGTATATTAAGAGTTTACAAACTGCAAAATTGTTTAAAATATACAATGAACTATACTTAGCAATAACTTGGCAACCAGCTACATTCAGTGTAGCTACGGAACAAAGAGCAGTTGAAACAAGTCCTGAGTCAGGAATATACACCTGGCAGTACAGAATCACCGGCACTACCATGACTAATTCGGGCGGTGGCTATTTAAGAAACGGTGCACCGGCACCAGGTGGTGACTACACCTTCAGTGATGGTACTCTTGCTAGTTCCGGTGGTGTGTTACTTACTTGTAATCCTGATAATAATCCTAACAATGCACCAAGTACATACGGTAGAATAGTAAACCTAAATGTATCAAATATACCCGGATCATGGGTGACGTATGGGTCAGGCGGATCAAGTCCCGATAATCCCGGAATTCAATATCGTTTACCTGCACCACCTATATCATACAGCAGTTATCCATATACCGGAGGAACTAATTCTCCTTATAGTACAGCAGGATGGCCTGGTATGAACTCTGTAGTTCAATCTTTGATAGATGATGCTAATGCTGAAATTGCATCTATTGCAACTAACAACCCTGCACTAACAGTTACAACTAATAAGTTATACAATGTATTCGGTAAGCATATGAGATTAGAACAAAATGCTAGAAGTCTAGGATTAAGGCAAGAAACGTATTTACCTGAGCTAGATACTACTGTCACTGAGATTTATGGATTCATGGAAAGTCTGAATAGTTACGCTATACAGACAGAAAAATGGGGTCCGGTTCAAAACTTAGAAGCTATTACTGATACTTCTAAAGTGGGTGGTAACAGTATGATTGGTAGTATGCGTGAAGTACGTAATGCGCATAGATTGGGACTGACCGGAGCCGAACAAGATAATGAAGTAGGTATCGAGAAATTATCATTGCCCAGAGTCAATGGATCAATACCGACAACTACTAAAACAGATCCTGTGACAGGTAATACTATTACAGTACCATTAATCACTACTAGTCCTCTTGTTGGCATACCTATCGTAACGGGCGGCCCAGGTCCAGTTGGTCCACCGTGGGGCGATGTTGTCATAACAGATTCAAGCAATACTGAAACAACACCGAATGATTCGGATTTTGTTTCACCGTATCCGGTTGTTAACCCAAATACAGGTAATCCGAATACATCGCCGTGGACTACATTGGTCCCATCTTCGATAGATTTAATTAACATTACTGATATCGTAAAACCGTCAATTATTACGCCGTCTCAGGCAATCGATGAAGTTGTATTATGTAACTGCGATTGCTGGGACCACATAATCTGATCCAAAATAATTGACATTTATCCCCACATAGTGTATACTATGTACAGAAAAGGAGTATATATGAAAAATATAGCCCTAAATGCCACTAAGATACTTTCAATATTATTAGCCGCGTTTACACTTATTACAGTGCTTAATAACACAAACACTGAACCAGAAGAAGTTGTAGAAGTTGTAGAAGCCAAACCAGTTGATAGCAAACAACTAAAATGTTTAGCTGAAAATATATTCTATGAAGCACGTGGAGAAAGTATTACTGGAAAGGCAGCAGTAGCCAGAGTAGTAATGAATAGAGTAAACCATGGCTTTGCTAGTACTCCTTGCAATGTAATATATCAAGTAACAACTGTAACCAAAGTAAATGAAGAAACACTAGATACGTACAAAGTTAGATTGTGCCAGTTTAGTTGGGTGTGTGAGAACAGACAAAAAATAAACGTCAATGACCCTAAATATATACAAGCAATGGATATTGCTTATCAAGTATTAGCTTATGATGCATACCATGATGTATTACCTCGTAGTGCGTTATTCTTTCATAACTTGACCGTTGACCCATTCTGGCCATATAAACAAGTAGCAAAAATAGGTAATCATATTTTCTATAGTAAACAGAAAGTAAAACAAAATGATAAGAAGAAGTCCTCAGCGGGGAACATTTAGTATGGAGCGTTATGAGAAAAACCTCATAGATGATCCTACGGACGAATCGTCTAAGAATATGATAGATTTTTATAAAACTCATACGCAAATGAAGTTAGAGTTAGAAGAAACTGATGAGTGGCGAATTGACAATATGGAATATGATTTGCGTACTAGTGAACTTATCATAGAGAAATGCAAGGATAAAATCTATGCACAACATTTATACGCCGCAATGTGTAACAATGAATTCACTAAGAACGATGTATGGCCTATACTATCAGATAAACGATGGAGTTGTAGTTGGAGAAGTTCCGGTGGAATAATCGCTGATATACGACAAGAAGGTGATTATATCGATTGGTACTGCTCAGGCATACGTAACAATGAAGACCTAACCGACGAAGAATATAACCAACTCAGTAGAGAAGAACAAGAAATATATTTAGAATCTAAAGCTAGAGTATCTGAAAGTGTAGTGACTGATGAAATTAGACGAGATTTATTGGCAATTGGGTGGATTGTTGTAGATTCAGAATTGCAAGATTACTAAATATTTTGGTCACCGCACTTTGCTATAAATTATAATAACTGAGAGATTTTTAATGTCAAGCATAGAAGAAGAAATTCAACAAACCATCGATTCAATGAAAGATTCACTGCTACTTACTGATAGTAGATTGGGCGTCTTTTTGGTATACAAAAATGATACCACAATAAGTAAATCAATTGACATGTATGGGGAATACTGTCACGCAGAAGTTAACATAATTAAACAATATTTACCGGACGAGCTTAGTCAGTATATCGATATAGGTACTAACATTGGATATCATTTGATAGCGGTGCACAAAGAAACAAACTGTAATGCCCTGGGATTTGAACCTAATCCTAAGCATTTTGCAGTAGCATCTTACAACGGAAAAGACTATCCCAAAATTCAGATTATCAATGCCGGAGCTAGTAATAAAAAATCCGAACGTATTTTAAAAGACTTTGACCACACACAAAAAACCAACTACGGTGACATTCATATCACGAATGGCGATGGCATTGTTGTTAGAATGCTTACACTAGATAACATCGAACTTGAAAAGTGCAATGTTATCAAAATTGATGTAGAAGGTCATGAGTTTGAAGCATTACAAGGTTGTGTTAAAACTATCAGTAAGCATAGACCTGTTATCTTATATGAAGCAATGGATTGGGATGTGTGGAATAATTGTCAACAGTTCTTAGAAGCTAGGAAATATAAGCAATATTGGGTAGCTTGTAGAACTAAGCCAATTGCGGAAACATTTAAGCATAATGATGAAAACCCATTTGAAGATAGTACAGTAGCTAACATTTTAGCAGTACCGGCGGAAGTATCACAACCAGATTACTTAGTCGAAGTTGTCCCGGGCGAGGGATTTATAACATGTTTCCAACGTTATAAGAAACTGAAACTATTATACTAAATACGTTATGGCATACTCAAACAAGGTAATCGATCACTATGAAAATCCCCGGAATGTCGGATCTTTTGATAAGACTGATGATAATATTGGTACTGGTATGGTTGGCGCACCTGCATGCGGTGATGTGATGAAACTACAAATAAAGGTTGACAATGTTACAGGTATTATTACAGATGCGAAATTTAAAACGTATGGCTGCGGATCGGCTATTGCGAGTTCGAGCCTTATCACAGAATGGGTCAAGGGAAAAACCCTTGATGAAGCCGGATCAATTAAAAACTCCGAAATCGCCGAAGAACTAGCACTTCCTCCGGTTAAGATACATTGCTCAATACTAGCAGAAGATGCTATCAAAGCGGCTGTAGAAGATTACAAAAAGAAACACTTATCCTAACTCCATCTAGGATATTTACTTAATTCTTCCATAAACTTGTCCGGGAATAATTCCCAGACAGTTTGATTAGTGTTACGATATACAACATCACTAATTCGTTGCATCATTCCCCTACTAGCCATTAATGGTCCAAAGATACGATGCACTAATCGTTGCGTACCCAAATCACTATCAGTGCTAGTAATAAACAATCGACTACCTTTAGGTGCCCATTCAATACAAGTGGGAATAAAAAATTGTGCTGTAGGATTTTGTAATTCCGTAATTACACGTGAGGTGCGTAAGCCTCTTCCATAAGTTCCGGGTAACATATCAGTAAATACACAGGTTCTAGCGCATATACGATAACAGTTTTCTCCCATGATATCAAACGTATGTGCAGCCACACTACCAACTGCAACATCATCATTGTATAATATCCATACACATTTTTCAGGCTCTTTGTCAAAACAATCAATCATAGATTTCTGACTGTTATTGTTTGCAAAACCTTTACTGTCTGCTATTCTATAAAAGTCAGATAAATCCAACTCTTTAGTCCAGGGAATCATTTTATACATAAATCTTCTTCTTAAAGTCTTCAGTGAACTTACCTTCTACTTTAACAGTTAAAGTAGCAGTATCAAAAGAGTCTGTATTACCATGCCAATTGTAATGATTGAAATTAACACTGTAACCCTCAAACTGGCACTGGTCAATGATGTTACCATCAGCATCAAAATCATATAGATATAAATGTCGGTTTAGATCAAATCTTAACCATATCACATCCTGCAGTGTTGATGGTATAGGATTATTATCCCCTTCATTTACTGGATCAAAGTTGTAGTCACGATGGTATTTTAGTGGACAATGATGTTCATTGCAAAATATAGATACTAAGTTAATTTTATCAAACGGTAAGGTGTCTATCCATTCACGTATTGGCTTCTCTACAAAATCATGTAAAGGTTCATCTTTAGTACTTAAGTGTAGAATACGATATGGGCTAAATGCACCGTACTTAAGTTGTAAGAATTTTGCTAGTCCATCTTTATCGCCTGTATTATTAAAGTAATCCAGTTTCTCTTTAACACTAGGATCTTTCAATGCAATATTGTGGTATGTAGTGTATAACAATGGTTTCTCAGTTAGATACTTCCAATTACAATCCATGGGTATACCGGCTGCATTCCAACTTGCTTTTGTGTGATGTAAATTCTTTGCATACATGAAGAAGAATTCATCTTTTAAACTTAAGAAGTGGTCTATGTCTAAATAGTTGTCAAGGGTAATAAATGGTTTGTTATTGAGTAATAGCATACTGATATTTAGTAGGTAAAATGATTGAAAACTTAAAAGTCTCGTCTAGTTGGTACGTTGACGGCATTCCAAATGCTAGCATTGTTGCTCCATGGCAGCTACCCAACCTAGATACAATTAATATGAAACCTGATATGTCTAACCAAATTAGATATAAACTAAACAGTTATGGTTATAGAGACATTGAATGGACTGAGCAAGACTTGAATGATAGCATATGGTGTGTCGGACATTCAGATACAATGGGCATGGGTGTTCAATATGATGAAACATGGAGCTATAAATTAGCACAGTTAGCCAATATGAAAACAATCAATCTGGGAGTAGCTGGTGGTAGCTATGATACGTTTAGTAGAATTATAGGGTCTGGATTGAAAAAATATAAACCCAAATATATCGTAGTACAGGGTACTACACGTGAACGTAAAGAATATATTACTGAAGATTTTCAGCAACTAGTACTGCCTAGCTTCACTAGTGATATGCTCCCACACAATGATGTATGGAGATATACAGACCATGTAACTGAGGAATATGAGTTTGAACGCAATATCAATCTGATTCAATATGCATGTAGGGCAAACAATGTTAAGTTAATCATGTTTGATTTACTAAACAGATGGGACTTAATAAAAAAATATCCTGCCGCCGACAACTTACATATTGGTAAAAAGATACACGAAGATATTAGTTGTTATCTGGGTGGTATTCTAAGTATCTAAGTAGGTTACATATTCCTAGTATCTTATTATCTTTGGTAGCCATGTGAATTGTATCAGTGGGATTTACTTGAAAATCTCTGCATATCTTATAATGATTCTCTCCGTGTTTATTCCACAGATAATCTATACTCACGTTTTTAATAAAGTAACTACCCACTAGTACTGGGACCGATGGTATTTGTAAATGGTCGTTCATAACAGATATGCTATCTTCAGTTACATCTTTAGTATATCTAACACCAATACGATTCCATCCGCTTAGCCCTAAACCCTTACTTAAACTAATACCCAAACTAACTACTGCTGGATGCATAAAGTCTATATGAATATTCTTTGATGCAGTAATCCATGCTCCGTCTAAATGTACCGGGATGTTTAACTCTGTGCATCTATCTAAAATAGTAGACATAGCAGGATGCATACCACCATAATAACTAAATGGAATTGATATGATTAATGGGATGTTAGGTCTTAATGTATCTACAGTAGATGGTACCAAATTTGGCTTTAATCTAATGTGATAGTTGTATTCGTGCTCTAATACTTGTATGTCGGGATATCTAATATGTAAATCATCAATATACTGAGTACATCCTATAATGACATCATTGCGTAGTGATTTGTCCAACCCAGTAATACTATTAAGTTTTGAACTGGTTATATAGTCTGTGAATAAACCCTTAAAACTGTCAAATATGTCATCTGTCTTATTAACTTGCGCTACAGTAAATGAATCGTCCAATGGATAGTACGGCGTGTTGCCAACTTCAAGTATTAATTGTTCTTGCAGTTTGTCTACAAATGGGCGACATTTGTTAGTCTCAATATATGTTTCACTGTAAGATTCTGGAACTTTTATTATTGACATTCTTCTATAACTAATCTAAATCCGCCGGACTCTACTCGCTGTCGTAATACGTTAAGTACGTCAACATTACAATTAATAAGCATTTCTTTTTCGGAAATTCGTTCTAGTCCGGTTATATATTTGTTCTTAATCGCTATATTGATATAACTCATCATTGTATTATATAGCATCTGCTTCCAGTCATAGTTGCCTTCATCAGTGAATTTTATACTGTAACAAGGCTTAGTAATAGCAGGTAATCGTACTCTGACATTTAAATGAATACGTTCATCACCTCCGCCCAAGTTAATTGCACTGTGCATAATACTAGTATCCATATACCATATATGTCCGTCGACTGGCAAATGATGTAACGTGCATCTATCTAAATCTGCTATATAGCTATATGGAGTTGTAATGATACTTAAATGATATCTATCGTCTGGGTCAGTGTGTGCAGTATAAACATCTTCTTGATTAAGTTTTAATAATCTTGCCTCACCGATATCTCCTAGAGCCGTCAATACATGTCCTAAGGGTGTATCTATATATGCAGGTTTAGTTGTATAATGTCCTGATAACAAATTTCCATTGGTCTCGTTCAACACAATGCTTCTGTCAAAATAGTCCATGCTTTTAACTTGCTCAACAATAGGAGCAATATCAAAGTATAGTTCTGTTTTAGTTAGCATTATATTAGGTGGCTTAGTTCAGGAAATACAGTTTTAAAGTCTGTCTTACGTTGCTTGTCCATGACATTGATATACTCGGCAAAGTCTGGTAATAGATTAGTATGGTCTTCTGCGTCCATCCAATCAAGTATACCCTCCCAACGTTTCCATCCATATGGGTTCTTTTCCCAGAACTCATCACTCTGTGTATAGTTATCCCACAGCCATTGTTTTAATTCATTGAATAACTGTCTTACATGTTGTTTATCTTGTGCGGGTAATACTCTTAGACTTAACCATGTTGGGATCCATAATAGATGCACACCTATTACTCCCCCACCGTTAGTCTGCCCTATAACATTCTTTTCAAAGTTTAATTTCTTAAACCCTGACGAAATTTTCCATTTAATAAAGTCTGGAACATGTTTAATGTTTAATATCTGCACAGCTAATGCAATATTAAATTGAATTTTATCACTGGTATTTTCTAATCTCCAAAGATTCTTTTCAATAATCTCCCACTCGGTAGGGTATCTGATATAGTTAACTCTGTCGCCCATACCGTCTAAGCTGACACCCACTTTAACTTTCTTAAATTGTTCCCATATACCAATGATTTCTTCATTGATTAATAAGCCGTTTGTATTATAGCGTAAGCTAATCTTATCTGCATAACCTCTAGCTATAATCTCTAACAAGAATACTTTATGTTCTTTAATAAGTAGTGGCTCACCGCCGGCAAAGTATAACTCTTTAATGTTAGGGATTTGATCGTATATCTCACGCCAGAATTCTGGATTCTCATGCCATTGATTGTTAAACGATTCAGGATCCCATGTTAATTGCTTCTGAACTAATGGAGATTTAAAGATAGGAAATACTTTTTTAAACTCCGGAACCCATAAACTACTATCATGTGGGCTACACATAATGCACTTCAGGTTGCAAGTATGTCCTAAGCGTAAGTCCAGATATTGTAACTTATATGGTACACTACCATCTTCCTCTGTTTCTTCTATTAGTTTGGGAATATCTACATCATTATAATGCCACGTTCCAGTCTCCCAGATACGTTTACTAGATATACCTTCTTGTTCTTCTTTATAGCATTTTAAACAGCTTGCAGGAACTTCGCCCGCTAACATAGTCTTACGCACAGACTTCATGTAGTCGTTGTTAAATGCTTCAGTGGGTAAGTTATGTCCAAAGTTAGCAGGTTCTCCGTCTTCCATCTTGACTAACCCTACTGTATAATCTCCTGTATCCGCCCCACTAGCGTTAGCAACACAGCAGATACGCATATCCCCATTGGGTCTAGTTGCTAAGTGTATCCAGGGTAAGACACAAAAACTGGGTGACCCGGAGACTTCTTTAATTTGTTCTTGCCATTGACCTAATTGAGTCTCAACAGGTTGCATCCAAAATACTTTATTTTCATCATTCATTGATATATTTATATGTCAATATGTGTACCCAAACATATCAATGTCCTTAGCAAATACTTTTCTAACATGTTCTATTTGACTACTGTTAAAATATGATTTATAGTCCAAGTGTTCTGATGTATTGATATATGGTAAAGGAGCATAGAAATTAAGCATATCTTGTATTTGTTTAAAATCATTGTCAAGTGTTTCTGCTCTTAGTATCAATGTATCACTACCGTCTAACCATTCACATTGATTTGTGTCTATTGAATTCCAGCTATTAAGATTGTAATTTAAGCTATTTACAAATGAATCAAACGAGGGGAAATCACTTTCACTGGTAATGTTGTTGTTCTCCCAGTAAAATCCATACTGTTTTAGATAAAAATAAGCACTAACTACTCTATCCCATGGGTTTCTAACTATAGCGAAACTTCTATGCACATCCCATTCAATCTTTATCATACTCATTGAGGGGTGATTCTTGATTATTTCAGTATTGAAATTCTCTCTAAGCCATTGTACTACACTGGAACCACCGTTCTTAGGTATATGTACAAATGTTAATTTATGATCGGGTAGGTTAATAGCTGCCATATTATGTTACGGGTTTATGATTAAATTTTAATTCTGAGTCGCTACATGTACCTGCACATGAAGCTAATCTTCCGGACGCATAGTCTTTTTCCCAACTGTCTTTAATACCCATAAAAAAGCCACCATTAACTATGTCATCCCAAGGTGTAATATTAAGATTGATACTATCCCCGCCGTGTTTATCCCATAATTCATCCCAACCGTCAAAAAATTTGACGGTTCTTCGAACCATTTGTCCGGACGCTATAGGACAGCATGGATATAATCTACCTAAATGGTCTATATATGCACTCTTAGCATGTCTAACATAGCAGTTAATTTTACTATTATTACTAGACTGTTGCCACTCACCGATATTAAATCTTTTCTTTTGTACATGAATTAAGTGATGCTTTGTTGAATCTGTGGGTGCTGACAATAGTACTCCATTACTTCCAAAATGCTGTGTATTAGTCATTTCATCTAAAATGAATCTATATGAGGGCTTTACAAAGAAACTGTTAAACCCCATAGTATTAGCTAATACTCTAGCTTCCTCAATCTGATGTTGATTGTGTTGAAATGATATATACTGCCACTCACTATTACCGCCGGCATTAATAAACGCACTAGCATTAGCCATTACTTTATCCCACTTAACATTCACTCGATATATGTCATTTGTATCAGATAGCCCGTCTATAGCGAATATAACTTTATCTATGGGTGTTAATACAGACGCTAGTTCACTCCAGAATCCAGTACTACGTAACCCGCCGTTAGTAGATATGGTGATAGCAATATTAGATGATTTCTGTTTAATGATTCTGCATACTTCAATGAAGTTAGGTGCGGCGGCAGGGTCACCCAATACCCCATTGAATAATACAGATTTTAATTGACTGTAAATCTTATCAGGTATGTTATATTCAAAGAAATCGTTATTTAAATATGTCTCACTAAACCATGATTTGTCATTAGGCGTATGCTCACGCAGACACATTGAACATGATGCATTGCATATACTGGTATTCTCTATTTGAAGTTCATCGAGAGTTGTGTAAAACATTTAAATCATTTAATATGTTGTCTATTAAGTCTCGTGGGTAGTTGTGCCTAAAGCTATTAAAAGCTATTATTTGCAGTGATACCGGAGCCATTAGTATGTCTAAATCAATATTGTTCGATTCTAATACTGCTGCCAATTTTTCTTGTCTTCCTGCACTAATCTGCACTAACAATGAACGAATAGTGACATGTGGCTCATCAATATCAAAACAGAAGAACCAGTTAAAAGGAATCAGAGTCCCGTTATGTACAGTCCAACTGTTGGGGTGTAAACTTATCTTGTAGATACCGATACTCCACATTTTGTGCAGTAGTTCTGTCCACTGTTCTTGCCAGTCTGGTAATACTTGTTCATAACTGTCATTTTTAATACCCTGCATTAAAAAGTCATCTCCGTGCCATTCTAAGAAGATTCTTCTGTTGTCATAATCAATGGTTATCAACTTCAATACAGGCATTATTTTTGACGCTTTGTCGTGAAATATTATCTCACGTTTAAAACGATCGGCTAGTAGTTCTTCTGTCCATAATATGTTTTCATCTGGGTCAGTGTGATATCCTATGTCTCTATTGAAACTCATACAGAACATCTTTTTATCCGGACTTACATAGGGTGTGTACACTAGATTAGCACGTACTAATTCAGTTTCTTCTATGTTATAATAATAGTCCCATTTTGATATATCAAACATTGTTTTAGCTCCTAACAATATTTAGTGACTAAATACCAGTAGGAGATAAAATAATGATTAGAGGAATTGGCGGAAAACCCTATATAAATCTAGACCCATATTTAAATATTGACGAATTTGTCAACATGCATTATAAAATATGTAGGGGTATGGCACTATCTAACCATAAAAAAGAGGGTAATATAGTAAGACCTGGGGGCTATAACTTAGACTATGCTAGGCCATACAAACCCACATTTCAAGCATTAGAAGAATACTATGCATTGCCGGAAGACCATGAGATACGTGTATTGGGTAGAGAGATCGGGGAGTTTGATAATAGAGATAGATTTGTATTGTTCTTAAAATCAGCACTAGGTGCATATGATCCTTATCAGTTTATCTTTCTAAAAACAGAAGAAGGTAGTTGGCAAAGTAGATTTGAGGAGAAAGCATGGACTCCTGACAGTGAATACTTTCCCGAACTTAAACTATGGCTACAAAACTTAGTTACTAGCAATGTACTAAAGCACTTGGGTCGTGTAATTATATTCAAAGCTGAACATGATTTAAACACACATTTTCACAGAGACTTAATCATGCCGGATGAGACTGATTACTTCAATCATAGACATGAGTTTATTCATATTAGAACTAGACTAGATAGACCGTTTTGTTTATGGGATGAAGAAACTGACCAGCAAGTATTAGCAGAATCACATGCTATATTCTTTAATGACCAAGACTGGCATAACGGTGGAAAGTGTGTCACGCAAACATTTAGTATAAGAATTGACGGGGAATTTACTGATGAGTTTCGTGACCGTGCTGGCTTTGGTCACTTAGAATTCTATTAAGCAGAAACAAACTGTATCTGTAATGCTAATTTAGGCGTGAATCCTAAGTTACATGCACCATGCCATATATGTCCGGCATCAAATTCAAATACATCACCTGCACTATACCCAGTCAAGACTTCTTTTTCATACATAAAGATATGGCCGGGGCTATGGTCTTGACATGCTACCCAATATCTTTTAAAGTCTTTTTCTTCTGAATATGTATCTAAGTGTAATGGGAACATGTCTCCCGGGTTTAATTTACTAAACCACCATTTAATTGACCCCACACTTTTAAATGGTAATACTAAATCATATGGTAAATTGTCACTATTGAAAGTTTCCCAACTTAACTTAGATAATTTAAAACCCTTACTGGAATATTTTTCTGCAAGACCCCCGGATCCTAACATGTCACTATCTGGTCTTGCAACTCCATCGTTCTCTAGCATATAAGAGATTAATTCAGTTGAGAAACAATCTTTTATATTTGTTATTAATTTCATAATAACTCCTTTGACAGTGGGATATCTGCCGCACACGTACAATAGTTTCTATCACATATAACGGGTCCAGTGGGTGCAACGAACGAGCTGGTATATATATTTCCCAATGTTCCACCGACTCTACACGTAGCCCGATGCACGTCACCGTCCCAGTTAATCATTAAACTTTCTAACCCTGCATTGCAATGCCAATTCTTATATTGATTTAAATGCTTTTTAATCACATCGTTGGCATGCATCATTTCTTCACTATCTTTATATATCAGTACAGTATTTGGCTGTACTGTGCTAGTCATACTTAGTATCCAATCTAAATCCTTTTGGTCATACTTCATATCGTCAAACAAATCATGGTCACCCTCAGTCCAACGTATTCTACGTATACCGTAATGAATGCCATGGCTGTCTAATAATCCTGCCGCCGTACGAACGTTTATCATATGTTTATGATGAGCCATGACATTGACTAGTACATGCGCATTAACGTTTTCCTCTACTGACTTGATAGTGTGCAGTATGTCTAACCATTCATATTCAAAGTGTAGTGAAAACACCCATTGGTCAACGGTTGATTGACTGATATACCATTGGGGTTTTCTAGTTCCATTAGTAGTAATACTAAGCCAAAAGCCCTTACTTTTGATGTATGATATCAATTCTTCTATATGAGGATGTACGCATGGCTCGCCACCAGTTAAACTCAAGCGAATAGGCTTCTCTAAATCACATAGTTTATCTACGGTTGCCTTAAGTATTTCAATATCAGTATGTTTGCTAGTATTATCGTGTATAACTGATGGACAATAACTACAGTCATAGTTACAACGTTTACCTAAGTTCCATTCAACCTTAATACTATCCTGATGATTCCAACGACTTTTAACTTTATACATACTGTTTAAACTCCGGTGTTACAGTTTCAAAACTTAATTGGTTCCGGCTTTTATCTAATTTATGATTAAATTCAACACATTCACGCCATAATTCACTTTGATCTCTAGCTTGTAGATAGTTGATGTTATCCTGTATCTGTAATAATGTATATGGAATCAATCTAGGTTCTTCTATACATGATTTGAATAATGGAACACGTAGTTTAACTGCTTCCAGTCGTTCTACTGCTAATTGTCTTAACTCTAGTGGCATTACTTGCGCACTTAGTAGTTTAGGATATTCAACACGATGTGTATGAAAGATAATACCCAAGTCATCTAAAAAGTATTCAATAATCTTATCTAACACTAATACATTAGACACTTGTATTGTTACAGCACCCACGATACGGCTAATGTTTTTGATACTTTGAATTTCTTTAATATTGCTAATCATTTCATCCCAATTAGCATTACCACGAATATACTCATAACTGTCACGCATCCCGTCAATAGAAACGTTGACTGCGATACTTTTAAACTTAGGCCAATAGTCGTATATATTGCGTGATCCTTTGCCCAACATACTTAAATTGGTTGCATACTTAATTTCAATCTGATCTCCATACCCACTCATCATATCTAGTATGCGATAATGTTGTGGGTCCATTAATGGTTCACCCCCTGCAAACTCTACTCTACGGAAGTACGGTAATAGTTTCTCTAAACTGTTCCACCATTCAGGGTTATCTTGAAACTTATCTAAAAATGGTTTGTTTTCTAGGTTATGTTCTTCTACTATAGCGTACATGATGTTACCTTCACGCTTATAATAGTCTTTAACTTCACTCCAATCATTCCAGCTGGTGCTGTCCATTGGGTGACACATACGGCATTTAAGATTACACAAGTTGTTTAATTTTAATTCCATTGTAGGTATTTCAAATGGCATAGAATAATCTTCTTTTAAACCATTTAATGCATCGGGATATAAGTTAATTCTGCTTTCTGGAATACGATTGGTAATGTGTCTTTGTCTTAATGATTCAACACCCTGATCTTCTAAACTGAAACATGGCTCACACTCTGGTGGACGTTCATTGTTCAATACTTGCTTGCGTATTCTACGCATTGTGTCATTATTCCAGATAGTTTCTAAGTTATCTTTGTCAATAAACCCTATAGGATGACTGCGACAACATGCAGTTATAGCACCGTCTTCACGTGTAGCTAGTCCCGTAAATGGGTGCATACAGAATGTTTTACTATCACAACTCATTTTGTTCTAAGGCCCATTGTCTTTCTTTGCACCAAAAGCATGTATTACACAATGGTACATAATCTCCTACATTGTATGTGATATAGTTCACACCCTCAAATTCACCCTCACA